CTAGAATCCGAATAATTTTGAAACTAATCCTACACCATTTTCTACGATGCTTACGATGCTTGTTCCTAATTTAGCGCCATCTCCTGCGATGCCTGCTTGTACTGTTTCTTTGATTGCGTCAAATAATCCTGCCATAATTAATTACCCCTTTAATTTGTATTTTTTTATTTTTAAAGACTTATAGTCCGAATAATTTGCCTACTAAGCTTGCACCACTTGATACGATATCTACAATACTTGAACCTAAATCTGCACCATTACCTGCTTTAGCTGCTTCTACTGTATTTGCAATTGCTTCTGCTAATTTAGTCATTTAAATTTCTCCTTTGTTAATTATTAGTTAATTGATTTATATAAAATTAAAATCTAGAATCCGAATAATTTTGAAACTAATCCTACACCATTTTCTACGATGTTTACGATGCTTGTTCCTAATTTAGCGCCATCTCCTGCGATGCCTGCTTGTACTGTTTCTTTGATTGCGTCGAATAATCCTGCCATAATTAATTACCCCTTTAATTTGTGTTTTTATTTTTAAAAGACTTATAGTCCGAATAATTTACCTACTAAACTTGCACCACTTGATACGATATCTACAATACTTGAACCTAAATCTGCACCACTACCTGATTTTGCTGCTTCTACTGTGTTTGCAATTGCTTCTGCTAATTTAGTCATTTGAATATCTCCTTTATTAGTTAATTGATTTATATAAAATTAAAATCTAGAATCCGAATAATTTTGATGCTAAAGCTACACCATTTTCCACGATACTTACAATGCTTGTCCCTAATTTAGCGCCATCTCCTGCGACACCAGCTTGAACTGTGTTTTTAATTGCTTCGAATAAACCTTCCATTGTAAACACTCCTCGTTAAATTTTAATTATAATGACTGTTTTTATGTTGAAAACGATGCTTTTAATAAATTATTTTGTTTAGCTATCGTTCCTTGAATTAACTATAAGATAATACGTAATTAAATTGTCTATTTTTTCTTACTCAACTATAAATTTGCTTTATCTGTTAATTTATTTAATTCACGAAACAGTTTCGAATTCCTAAGTGTATTACGCACAATTAAATCAATCACAACTATGTGAAAATTCAATTAAAATAGCCTGTTGAATTCATTAATGATATTAGATAATTCAAAAATCACTATTTATATTGAATTTTATCTTTCAAACAAAAAATAGTTATTTAGCGATGATTTGAATTTAAATTTAAATTTAAATTTAATATCACACCTGAAATAATTATGCTATGTAGCAGAAAAAAGCTATGGAGACATCTATACAGATATCTTCATAGCTTAATTTCAATTCTTAACATTCTATAAATTATTATAGGTCAAATAACTTCGAAAAATTTATGTTTCTGTTACAAATCCAAGATTTGCCGTAATAAAGGTACCACGGCTAGTTTTGAGTCTTGGTGTACCTTTAGGCGATAAAACTATTTTTTCAATTTTTAAATTATCACCTGCATTTAAAATATTAACTGGTTCGCCCTCAAAACTTCTATTTTTGTACTCTTTACATTTCTTCAATACAGTAACATGATTGGGTTTACTATATATATACTTATCTTCCTTGTCTTTATCAACAGGGTATACATACTTTTTATTAGTAGTTAGGTAATAACCATCAGATGTAATAAACCTCGGCGTGCCTTTAGCAGTTTTTACAACATCCGCAATATCTACCAATTCTCCAATTTCTAAACTTTTTTCAGCAAGTTGTTTAAATTCAACATCTTCATATAATTTCGCTTTTTTAATAAGCGATACCGAATTGGGCTTATATGACAGATATTCATTTAAATAACTACCTTTATTTGTAGATTTTGTTACCGATACAAACTCAGCTTTAAAGTTTTGTCTTTTTAAACTTGCCATTCTACTTGCATTAGGTAAATTCATATTCACATAAATTGATTTATATCCATCATAGATTAAGGATATATTGAATGCGAAATCACATTGGTTCAAATCTTCCGTATCGATATAAATATAATTATTAATCATTTCAAAATCGATAGTCGCATCATGTATTTCATTATTTATTTCACTCAGCACTACTTTATCAATAATTGTTTGATCATCTTTATACACACGAATTACATCTTTTAAAACGCCTTCGATTAAATGTGTACCTTCATATACAGCAAATACTGGATCTTTAATTGGTAAAACATCATTTAAAGTTTCTGGCATTAAGAAATGTACTCGGTTATTTTCAACAAATTTATTTGCTTTACCACCTTGTTGCAGCATAGTTATAAATTCAATTAGTTTTTGATATTCTTTGTTCCTCAATAATTGATAGATATTTTTAAATGTATCAGCCAATAAGTAATCTTCAATATTTTTACCATATGATTCTAATATTAATACCATTTCATCAAACAATTCATAAAACACTGATTTATTTTCAGCTTTTAAAAATCGATTGTTTTTAAATAGTCGAGACATATAATCAACTTCCACGATTCGACTAATCGCTTGAAATTCTGCGCTATTTGGAAGTTCAAGTTTCAAAACTTCATCTAAAACTGTTAAATTTAATTTAGTTTTTTTAATTATATCTGTTTGGCCAACTAACGATTGATTATAAGTATAGCGGTTCACATGGTACGTTGCTTTAGGATTCATTGAAGCTGTTTTACATTTAGATATTGCTTCTATAAAAAACAATTTATCTTCGCCATATTTCATATGTTTAAAATAAATATCATTATCAATGATAATGTCGCGCTTAATTATTTTACCTGGTGGACCAACTGCTCTAAATATTTTTTCGATTTCGTATGGAACCAAGTGATTAGCATATTTATAAGAACTAAATCTCCCAATTTTCTTTGTAACTTTTTCTGTATGTTTAATGCTTCGACCAAACGCTACATCAGAATGATGATCTTTCGCTTGATTTAATAATATAGGAAGACCTTCCGGATCTAACCAGTCATCAGCATCCAAGAAAGTTATATATTCACCTGTAGCGGTCTTCATACCTACATTTCTCGGCTCAGACGGACTACCTGTATTTTCATCTAGTTGTATTAACTTTATAAAATCATATTTAGTAGCAAATGACTCAACAATTCCTAAAGAATTATCACTTGAACAATCATCAACAAAAATCGCTTCTATTACATCTTTATTGATATTAAGTTTATTGATAGATTCTATACACGTTTCTAAAAAATATGCTTTATTATATACGGGTACTATGATAGATAGTAATTTTTTCAATTCAATAATCTCCTTCTAATTCGTTTTTTGTATTAAAACTGTTTATATTGATTTTCAAAATGTGTACTTTCTTTCGTATTTGAACTATTCAATATGGAGATATGTTTTATACAAACCCTTAAATATTTTTTTAAATAAAGAGCCCTAATAAGATAACATAATTTAATCACTTACAACACAAATAACCTATTTGATATAAATTTAAAATCGAAGTTGTTACTATTAAATCTATTTACACTTTTCAAATTATTTTTAAACAAACATTTTGAAAAAATTCACATAAAAATAACCACCTTCCAAGGGAGAAGGTGGCTCAAAAAGAATGAAGTAATGGAGTACTTCATAACGCTATTTTATTACGTAAAATAAAATTGTTCAACACCTTTTACAATAACTTAATATTTCACTTTTTAAATTATCCAAAATTGAGAGTATATAGCTAAAAGATAGATGATCAATAAATATAAAAAAGTAAATTAACACCCTAAAGGATGTTAATTTACTTCAGACTGTCGACAAAGTCTCCGACTTTGTTGGCAGTTTTTTTGTGCACGCTTTCCGCGGGCACTGCCTTAGCCTGTAGTCTTCGGCTAGCGCTCTTCCCGCAGGAGTCGGCCCAAATCACTGCCAATATTATACGAAAAATATTATAATATATATAAATTAAACAGTGGTGGTGTTTATTATGTTGAATAAATCAATTGATAAAAGAGATCAATATGAAATGATTTCTATTTCTGAATTAGTCCCTAATAATCATTTATTACGTAAAGTCGATACGATATTAGATTTAAATTTTGTATATGAACTTGTCGAAGACAAATATTGTCTCGATAATGGTAGACCTTCTATAGATCCAGTTATTTTAGTAAAAATATTACTTATACAAAGACTATTTGGTATCAAATCAATGAGACAAACAATTAAAGAAATAGAAACAAATGTAGCTTACCGTTGGTATTTAGGATATAGCTTTTTAGATAAAGTACCTCATTTTGGGACTTTTAGTAAAAACTATACACGTCGCTTTCATGATACGGATTTATTTGAATAAATATTTGAGAAAATACTCGAAATAGCTATCAAAAATAACTTAATCGATCACTCATCTTTATTTATTGATTCCACCCATATTAAAGCAAATGCAAATAAAAATAAACAAACCTTACGCATTAATTTGCGCAAGGTTTGTCTACGTTCTGAAGTAAATTAACACCCTAAAGGATGTTAATTTACTTGTATAAACTATAATTTATTTTCTAATAACTTTCATTACTAATGAAACAATTAAAATTAAAACAATTGCTCCAATTAAAGCTGGTAAGATTGGCACTCCACCTAATACAGGTCCCCATGTACCAAGCAAGCGACTACCTATTGCTGAACCTATTAATCCCGCAATAATATTTCCAATAATTCCGCCTGGGATGTCTTTACCTAAAATGGTACCAGCAAGCCATCCAATTATGCCACCTACAATAATCATTAATATAAATCCCATATAAACACTCCTTTTTTTGCTAGACAAATTAATAGACAACTTATAGGCGTCTATGTTGATAGTTTTAAAATACGACAAATACATTAATAACTAAATCTCTAAATTAACTTTACACTCAAGCATTTACCAAAAAAATGACTTTCGCTTAATTAAATAGATAACTTTATTGCCCGCTATTCTTTAATACCCTGATAATATTTACCGAAACATTTTAAGAATCTATTGTAGCAGATACTTTAATAATAAATAAAATAACAATACATGAATTAAGTTACATTTAAAAATGTTCCAGAAATTCATACAATTAATTATACTTTTAGACAAGATATTTTTACACTTTAAATTATTAGTATGACAAATTAAAAATAACGAAATAAAATCCACCTATTCATTCAAATGGGTTTTATGATTATATTTAAGAACTAACCGTTGAATTAAAATAGAAATTAACGTTAAACGACATGGTATGAAAATTCATTATTTAAATTATTCAAAATCAACGCCTTTACTTTTACTATGGAAAATTTATTCATAATTAACTTATAGAGTCATTAAGTAAACCAAAAATAAAATCGCTATTATTACTAAACAAATAGAAACTCTATAAATTTTTCTTTTAATTTTTAAATCGCATTCTTCACATGATATTTTCAAATATTTTACTTTAATTGTAATTCTTATAAAGTCAATAGCATCCATTAATATTAAAATAGAAATTAAGTATATACAAATCAATATGAAAGTTATTATGCGAAGCACCTCCAATAATAATTATTTCATTTTTATCATTGCTATTCGCCATCATAAAGCAAACTAAAACAAATAATCTAAAAAAATAAAAACATAGTTATTACCTCTAAACAAAATTATTATCTCATATAGAACATTACACAACTATAATAACAAAAATTAATAATTCAAAAGCCAGCATATTCGTCACATTTATTTTTTTATAAATAAAGTATAGTAAATAAATATGCAAAAAGCTCAAACACATAAACGCCTGCCCTATCATCGAGATATGACAGATATATAATTTAATTTCCTAATACTATTACATACATGAATAATCCAATCGGCAGCATGCCTTTGATAAATACCATCCTCGTCATGCTGGATGCCTATACGAGAATTAACATACTTTAAATGCTTCACTCTTCTTTGCTATTACGCATCACTGTACTAGTTATTGGAATCATCTTTCCATGTCGTATTTAATGGTTCTGCCATTGTTAATAACGTTGACTCATCAACTAGAATAGGGTTAACACTTTTATTTGATAACCTTTGGTTAACTAACGTCAAAACCAAACTTAATACTCTTGCTATTACTGTTACCTTTACATACATTTCTTTTTTCTCCTTATAACAAAAAGCCAACATGACTATGCTGACTTAAACAATTGATAATATATTTATGTTGTGTTAATTTATAGATAGAAAAAGGGCAACACACCATAAATGTATCGCCCTAATGAGCCCGTTAAAAAGACGGTGACCATTCTTTAATGATTATCTTTAATAACCATCGAACCGGTCAAAGTTAGCGATGGTTATTTTTTATGGCTATTTTTACTAACTAATACTAAGCCAATGATTGTCATAACAACCATCAACATTTCATAATCAGTCAATGTTACTCCTTTCTAGGAGTCAAACCATATTTCATAGGCATCACCCCATTTATAATGAGATTAGCCACCATCTATCCAACTTGCTCACCTTTTATTTCATCATATAAATAATCCCCTACTAACACATTATAGTCTTATTTTTTATCATAAAAAAATTATACGTTTCACATTCCAACTATAGTTAGTTGCTACATTGTATGTACCCCGGTTTTGATATAAAGAGTAAAAAATTTCTAAATTACCACTTACATGATCCCTGCTACCACCTATCTATATATAAATATCTAGAGGTTCTATAATTAAATCTCGTGTATTGTGTAAAAATCTTGTTCCTCTAGGTGCAGTTGTTCTATTTTTAACATCGCTTATATATTTTTCAATACCATGAAATTGCCAATTAAAATATTTTTTACATCCATTTCATTTTTCCTCCTTATAACAAAAAGCCAACATGACTATGCTGACTTAAACAATTGATAATATATTTATGTTGTGTTAATTTATAGATAGAAAAAGGGCAACACACCATATGTGTATCGCCCCAATGAGCCCGTTAAAAAGACAGTGGCTTTTATAAATGATTGTATAACCATCTACAACTCGCCAAAGCTAGAGATGGTTATTTTTTATGGCTATTTTTACTAACTAATACTAAGCCAATGATTGTCATAACAACCATCAACATTTCATAATCAGTCAATGTTACTCCTTTCTAGGAGTCAAACCATATTTCATAGGCATCACCCCATTTATAATGAGATTAGCCACCATCTATCCAACTTGCTCACATTAATATTTTACCACATACACTAATATTCTTTCCCCAAGTCTTCTTTGATTTCATCCACTATTTTGAGCATTATACACTCTGTGCATTAAGTTTATGAATTAATTTCAAATCCTCATTTTGTGTTTTCAAATCTTCTTTTATATCTTTCAAATCATCATGTTTACTTATTACACTTTCATTTACTGCCAACCTATTATCATTCTCTTGCTTATCTTTATTAAATTCTGACATGCTTTTACATTCTATTAACGCATCTCACGGGCAACTGAATAATCTAAATTTGCGATTAAATATTCATATTTGGCTCTTTAACAAAGAGGAATTTTATTTACTATTGTATCGCATTGTAGACAAAATAAAAGAAACCCCGTCGTAACGGGGTTTCTAAGTTTGAAATGTGCGCTATTTAACGCTATTAGTGTCCTGGGAGGGCTACTATATTACCCATATTATCAGTGTTTTTAGCATTTCAGTGCCATGCCAGTGCCGTAAAAATAAAACTTAACAATGATTACACATTATAATGGTAGAAACTCGTTTTTCAGTACTTTTATTAGTCTATTATTACAAAATTATATTCCTCCATAGATTTCCTCTTAAAATTCCATCTATATTATTAAAGGTTAAGTGGTTTTGAATCTGAAATAAAATTTATACACCATAGCCCACCTTATTTCTACCCATCCTTGTAATGATACTTAATCTCACACTTGTATGATATAATGTTTTTTACAAAATAAGAAAGGTAGAGATACGATTAATGGATATTACATTTTTCATAGGTAACGGTTTTGATTTGTCAAGACAATTAGAAACTAGTTATATAGATTTTTATAAATTTCTAGTAGATGATCAAAAAATTAAAAAGAGGATTAAAAAAGATAATTACTTTTTGGAAGCAATTAAAAAGTTTATGATTGATACCAAAGATATAAATGTTACTGAGGATGATGCATCAGATGTGGATTGGGCAGATTTTGAAAAAGCTTTGGGTGAATATACAATCAACTTAAAAAATGAGACAGAAAGCGAGAAATATTTAAATGATTTAGATGATTTTAGATTTGATTTTATTGAATACATAGATTCACAACAAAACAATTACACTGTAACAGAAGATATGGCTAAAAAAATGTTTGAAAAACTAAGGTTAAATTTCTATATTGGAATAGAAAAACAGAATGAAATTAGAATTAAAAATCTTTTGAAAAGTACTAATAATCCCACATACTATTACAATTTCGTTAATTTTAATTACACAGATACTTTGAATAATATCATAAAATTTACTAAACAAATTAATGACTCTAACAATGGAAGATTCATATGTAGAGAGCCTATACACGTTCATAGAAAATTAAGAACCGGAGCATTTTTAGGTGTAAATGATATAAGTCAAATTTCTAACCCAGATGTTTTTAAAGAACGTTCTTTAAGAGATATAATAAAACCAGAACTACAAAATTATGACGATGGAACAATACCCAAAACTATTAATTCTTTGATAAATAAAACTCAAATATACTTTATTTTCGGGATGTCTATGGGCGTCACCGATAAATTATGGTGGGAAAAAATCGCGACCCAAGTAATTACAAATAGTAATAAGTTTCTAATTATAAATAAATATTTAAATGACGAAGACAAAGGTGAAGCTGAATTACTTCCTCGTCAGAAAAGAATTTTTAAGGATAAAGTTATAGATGAATTTTTAAATAATTTAGAGTTGAGTAAAGATCAACAAACTGCACTTTTAGATAGAACTTTTGTAATATTAGGATCAAAAAATATATTTGAACTGTAATCCAACAAAACAAATATTGAAACACATCTTAAAAACCTTTCTTTTAATTAAATCATAACTTAATTAAATAATTTCACGTTACTCTCAGACTTATAAAAAACAGGGTAAGTGCATAACGCTACTTACCCTCAATATAATCATGATATCATGCTATTACCATAAGTTATTAATAGCTATATTTTCACCTTGTTTATATTATATATTCAGAGGATATTTTACAACGAGCTAAAGCTATATATTATGCTATCTAACTTCTAATTTTCCCCATAATGCTTTTTCTTTTAATAACTTCTCTTCTTTATCAGTAATCTCACCTATAGGCATGAAGAAATTATCTTTTTTGTTTGCTCCATCTGCTTGATATTTAAATCTAATCCACCACAAACCATTTTTCTTATCTTTGATAACTTGGTCGAATTTTACATATTCCCCAGGATAAATCCATGACCCTTTATCTACTTGAGCTTTATCTAATCCCATTGCTCGTCTTACGACAATTGGTTCAGTATTACTCTTACTTGCTGTGAATATACCATTCCAACCCCAAACTGTGCGAGGTGGTTTTGCTTTGATAGGTTCTTTTACATCCTTTGCTACTTTTGGTACTGGGGAATCACTTTTCATATGTTTAAGCACTAAATTATCAAGAACACTAATGTCATTTCTGCCATATCCTGCGGCTGCTAATAAATTCCCTGGGTCTTGTTTATCATATTGTATTTGTTGGTGGCCAGGCATCTCATTACGTGGGTTAATTTCCCATGAATTACATAATGCTGCCATAATACGACATGAATTATCTAGTGATTTAAGTGTGCGTGAACGCTCAGAGAAATAACATGCTTCAAGTCCAAATGCGATATCATTTGCATCATCACCATACCAGTTATTATCAATTGGCGTATCATACAATACATGCCATGCTTTCTCGGTAACTGGTATACAAATGATACATTCTTTGTCATCTACAAAAATATGAGCTGATGCTGTTCTAGCCCAATCAATATTATAAGTATTTTTATAATAATTAACATTTTGTTGTGCTGTTGAATCACGATTACCTGTATCATGAAAAACTGCAAATCGTGGTTTACCACTATCTAACCTTTGTCCTGTTCTACGTGTTCCTATTGGTAGAAAATCAGTATAAACAGGAACACCATTCCATGTACCTATTCTTTTTTTACCCATGCTGTCTCCTCCATTTTTTAAATCATTAATAAAAGGGAGTCTAATGACTCCCCAAAATCCGTTACTATCATAATCATGTTGAACCTTTTTTACTGGCGAGCCATTCCATGTACCCCAGTTTTGATCTAAAGAGTAAAATGTTTGCAAATCACCACTTAGGCCAATTGATACATGCCCCCATTGACCACCTGTCCATACACAAATATCTAGAGGTTCCACGACTAAATCTTTTGTGTTAGGCAAAAACTTTGTGCCTTTCGGTGCAGTAGCTCTATTTTTGAAATTAATAATATCTTTCGCATCACCTTGAAAATGCCAATTAAAATATTTTTTACATACATGAATAACCCAATCAGCACATTGGCCTGGATAAATGCCATCTTCATCATGTTGAATGCCTATTCGTGAATTAACATATTTTAATGCTTCACTTTTCTTTGCCACTACGCATCACTACTTTTTCATATTTATTTTGCGTTTTTAATTCTTTCATGATTTTATTACTTTCTTTAGCTGCATTAGTTAACGGGTTGTCTTTCCATGTCGTAAGCAATGCTACTGCTATTGTCATTATTGTTGCTTCGTCAACTGGAATAGGACTAATACCTTTATTTGATAACCACTGATTCACTAACACCAAAATCAAACCTAATACTCTTACGATTACTGTTACTTTTACATCCATTTAATTTCCTCCTCATAATAAAAAGCCGACATGTATATGACGACTTAAACATTTGATAATATTTTTATGTTGTGTTAATTTATATATAGAAAAAGGGCAATACACCATAAGTGTATCGCCCCAGTGAGCCCGTTAAAAAGACGGTGGCTAGTTACTAATAATTATCAAAAAATAATCATCGAAACCGGCCAAAGTTAGCGATGGTTATTTTTTATGGCTTAATTTAACAATTGCGATAACTAAACCTAATAAGGTAACGATGAAAGTACCGAAACCTAACATTAAGTGTAGCGCTTCTACAATTGAAACCACACAAGGCGTCTCCTTTCTAAAGATTTTGTCGGTACTTTCATAAGCACCACCTCACTTTATACTGAGATTAGCCACCATCTATCCAACTTACTCACTTTTTTATTTTAGCATATTTTTATAAAATTTATATAAATTTTATACATTATTGCTCTTCCTTTTTTCTTCAGTATTATAGGTGAATGCGAATTCCTCAATTGGGTGTCCATTAAATGCGTAATATACTTCTCTTTCATTATCCTCAAACCATATAGGTACTTCTAAATTAGAACCTAAATAACGAAATTCTCCGTTTTCTTTCACATATACATCAAATTCGTAAATTACAAAATCACCATACTGTATTTCTTTTAAGTATTCAAAAAACTTTTTCGGACTAAAATATAAGCCAGCATTCCCATCAAACCCTCCATTGTCTTCCATTGTTTTATCGATAAATTCTTTTACTAATTCTTCATCTGGAAAATCATCGTATCCTTCCCTTTTCGCATCATAATAAATACCCCAAGTTACCTTGCCATATGATTCTTCTTCATCTACTACTTTGATTTTATGCACTTTAATTTGCCCCCTATCTTTAAGAAAATCTTGCTTCATTACATCTAGGATTTTTTCATCAGAAACTTCAGGCTTTTGTATATTAAGTTTAGTACCATCACTAAACACTAAATCAATATCACCATCTTCATTAACTTTTTTAGACTGTATTTGAAGTGATTCACCTTGTTGTCCTTTATGAACGATTATATTAGTACCATCGCTAAACTGAACAAATGTATTACCGTCTTCATCAATATATTTATGCGTAATAGTTATTGAGTCTCCTTTTTCACCCTTCAATGTATCAAACTTGCCATTTGATAAACCATAATCAATGATTTCACCGTACAAATTGTTTTCGCTTACCTTTTTAAACGCCTTACCCAAAACGCTATCTACTACTTCAATTTTCTCTTTCGTATCACTCGGGAATATATATTTATTATCTACTACAATCTCAAGTGTATAAGTTCCTGCTGGGATAACATCGTCAATTGTCAAAGTAACCATTGGTTTTTCATCATGTTTAACTACCGTTAATGCTTTTTGATAAATAACTTCACTTTGTCTATTAATTAGATAAACTACTGCACCTTTACCCGTTAGATTTAAATCATCATGATTTGTATCTAGTAATACATAACGTATTTCTGATAAGTCACCTTGTTTAATTCTGTTGCCATCCTCAAAATTTGATATATTCAGTACGTTTTCCATGTCAAATTCCTCCTAAAATAAAAAAGCAACACAAAGTGTCGCCTTAAACATTTGATAATATTTTTATATTGTGTTAATTTATAAATAGAAAAAGGGCAATACACCATAAGTGTATCGCCCCAGTGAACCCGTTAAAAAGACGGTAGCTTTTATAAATGATTGTATAACCATCTACAACTCGCCAAAGCTAGAGATGGTTATTTTTTATGGTCATTTTTGCTAACTAATACTAAGCCAATGATTGTCAAAACAATCATCAACATTTCATAATCAGTCAATGTTACTCCTTTCTAGGAGTCAAACCATATTTCATAGGCATCACCCCATTTATAATGAGATTAGCCACCATCTATCCAACTTGCTCACATTAATATTTTATCACATACACTAATATTTTTTCTTCAAATCTTGTTTAATTTCATCCATCATTTTGAGCATCATATCACTCTGCGTATTGAGTTTATGAAGTAACTTTAAATCTTCATTTTGACTTTTTAAATCTTCTTTTATTTCCTTTAAATCTTCATCATGGCTACTTATCTTACTTTCAATTAATGTTAGTCTATTTTCATTTTCACGTTTATCCTTATTAATTTTCATCCAAAAAGTTGAAATACTTATAAAAATTGGAATTAATATACTAAAAACCCAATATATGAGACTAGTTTCATCCATTATTAACCTCCTTAACTATCCAACTTAATTTCAATTATTTATATTTATCTCTTATAAAATAAAGACCTACTAATCCCACATTCGCATATAAACTATAAATCATACTAGCTTGATGTTTACACCAATTTATATCAGTAGCATATTGCATTGTACCTGGATTACGTGGGTTCCACCTCATACGATATAAAGTGTTCTTACCTTTATTAAAATAATTTTCTCTAACAAATTCAGCACCACCATGGATACCTTTAGCCGGTGTAGTCCATCCTCTATTTTTAGCATAACTAATTGCTAAGTTTGGATTACTATCGTGAGCGTTAATACCGAAGAAGTTATATATACCATACCAACCACTAGCAAAATTAGACGTGCCATATCCACTTTCTAAAAAAGCATGTGAAATCAGATAAATTTCATTCACATTATACTTTTCACATGCATCTGCAAATGCTTTCCCTTGTCCATGTAACTTGCCTTTACCTTTTAATATTTGATTAAGTTTGTCTACAGATACACCTTGATATTTACCTAAATCCAACATTTGATATTTTTGCTTACTATCACTCCATATTTTATTTGGATCCATAGCAGTACTTACTTTTGCACGACTGGCACCAAACCAACCACCACCTGTATTAACTACTGGAAGCCCCTTTGCCATTTGAGCATTTAAGGCTTGTGTAAATGTGTATTTACTAATTTCAATATCTACCTTACCTTTCTCTTTATTTTGAGTGAGTGTATTATTAGGCTTTTTGATAAATACATTATTAGTTCCTGGTTTGAGTTTAATTCTCTTTTTAGACTTTTTGGTTGTAATTACTTGTTTAAGTAGTTCATCTTTTTTACGATACATCGTGATTAATTTTTCAATAGTAAGTTGATATTTCTCTAATTCTGGATACCCTTTTAAAATTAAGTCATAGTTAGTAGTACCTTTCATGATTCTCCAAATATTTTTATCAAGTTTTATAGAATTTTTACTTAACTTTAGGTCGTTCCATTCCAGCATTTTCAAACCATGAATCATTGCGTAAATTAACGTCCGCATGTATTCTTCTTTCGTTTCAGACTCAGAACCACATACTTCTAATACAATCCAACCAGGATGTTTTTCCACTTCAAATTTAGTATGACGACAATGCCATGTCATATCTTTGTCTACATAACTATGAGGATAAATCATATCATTATCATATTTATTTCGTTGTTTATAAATATCTTTAACACTTCTAAACATAATACTTTCTTTGATATATAATCCCCTAATAGGTGAAGTTCTCTTATTACCATCTACAATATAATGTGTGACGTTTTCTCTCTCTTTATCATCTCTAAAACTTGTATAGGTAATATTAAGGATATTTTTGAACCTTGTCTTATTATCTTTATTAGTTTCTGTTGGTGTATTATTCTTACTTGGCTCTTTTCCTTTACTAGGCTTTTCTTTCTTCGGTTCAGGGTGATATGGTGGCCTTACAAAATGTGTAACTCCACCTGGTGCATCAGTGTACATATGTTTTATTTTATAAGGAGGGCTTCCAGACCAATTACCAGTATAATAATTTTGATCTACTGACCAAAAATAATCTTTAGTGGCTTTACCCACAACGATAGACACATGTCCAGGATTGTGATTAGCCCATACTGCCCAATCACCTTTTTGAGGTACAAAATTTTTCGTGTTTCTATAAATTTTGAAATTATATCCTCGATAATTTGACTTTTGAGCCATTGCATTAGCATTTCCCCATGTGAAGAAACCCCAGTATTTTTTCGTTATATAGTTAGGTAAGTCCCAACATTGCCCGCCCCATTTCCTATCAACATTTATGGTTCTTTTTATTCTAGCAATAGTCAAAGCCCATTCCACAACTTCACTTGCAGTTGGTTTACGTTTACTAGGTGAAGGTAATCCCATTTTCCCACCTCCCTTCATTGGCATAATAAAAAGACTACAAATTTAATTTGCAGTCTTTATAATTTGCTAGGTATCATTTTTTCTACTAATTCCTTTAGTTCTTTAAACTCTTGTCTAAGTTTCTCATTTTCTTTTTCTAATTTTTCGATTTTATCTTCCTTAACACTAACCTCATCTACTCCGTTGTCTGTGTGGTCAATTTCTTGAGGTGGCTCATAATTGGAATTGATAATGATGCCCTCATATTCATCGTAAAAATATTTTCTTGGTTCATACTCATCAAAGAAATCTTTCGGTAGCTCTTCCTCAGAAATTTCAATCGCATTTATAACATGACCAACACGAGCATATCCTATAATTTCTCTAGACTCATTAATTGAAATTTCCATTATCTCCACCCCATTATTTTTTGAACAGTAAATTTATTCGCATTTGCCCCTGATGCTTTTCGTAAACCTAAATCCCAAAAAACATCATTAGCAATACGTAAAGTTGTGTTATTAACTTTTGAAATAATACCTTCATATGAAGCACCGCCATCGCCAGTAGAATCTAGAATATTATTTTTTGAAATAATAATACTTCCTGGCATTGATACTAAACTCACCTCGTTGAATGTCCCTCCAGGATATATACCAGAAACAATAAGGAAATCATATTTGGTATAATCATCAGTTAAAACAATGTCATTACCTACGCCATTTACAGAACCGTCAAATAACACTTTTTTTCTTTCTTCATTAAAGGTACTCCAACTACTTAAATTTGAATTATTTAAAATTCTAACTAAATTTTTTGATGTTCCTTTAGGCGTGAATTCAAATAACTTACTTTTACTATCTTTTGCGGTAACACGTAAATACCCCTCAGTATTTTCAATTCCTATTGGTAAATCAGGCACTTTAACTGCGTAAAAGTTTGCTGTTTTTAATTTAACTAATTCACTTTGAGAAAAATCTAAATCTATATTAATTGCATTACCTTCTGAATCGGTTAACCTATGTTTTTGTATAGCAGCAAGATTTAATTGATTTTCCATAAAGTGCTTGTTTTCTGAAGTTTTAGCTTCTACAAAAGATTCAATATAATTTCTTGTAATAGTTTCATCATTAACTTTCAGCCAACTTAACCATATATTGTCTTTGTGAAAACATGTGTATATTTCATTTGAATCAACTGGGTACCAAATAGCTCTGCCATTATTTTCAGATTTGTATATCACTAATAATCCCGATGATATAGAATTGATTATTTGAATATCTGATAATTCTTCTTCATCATTTTCAATATACTCCGAATCTACTCTGTTATTATCTTTAGGCGTAACTTCAGAATTATCATTTTGTGGTTTTGCAGATGGAGCATCAGTTGCATTATTGATATGAACAAATTTGGTAGTTGTGGCTTTTTCTAAAACAGAATGTATTGTAACGTCGTTTAATTCTTCAACTATTCCTGTATCAGTAGTTAATTTAGACTTTTGATAATTAACCACATCACCTTGTTTTAAAACATCTAAATCATTTGCTTCTTGTTTGGCAGTATCTATATACGCTTTTATTTCATCTTTCACCACTACTACATTCTCTATAAAATCATTCGTTTTATTTTTAAATTCATTTTCCCGTAAATTAAATGTATTATTTAAATTTGTTTCTACTTGTGTAGCCTTAAGGTTTATAGTGCTTATACCTTCATTAATTTTATTTTCTACACCTTCTATAAGGGAAGGAAAATCACCTAATGCTTTATTAAATTTTGATATATCACCGTTAAACTGTGCCATCATATCTTTAAGTGTTTTAATATAAACTAATTTAGTTTTACCATCAAAATTACTAATTTGATCGTCATCAATTCTAAGTGAAAACTCGCGCATCACAATAATGTTATTGCTACCATTTTGAGTGAAAAATACTTGCCCAAATACCTTCCCAGTATATCTTAAAAATTCATCTGGCAAGGTATAAGAAAGACGCCCATTGATTGGATCAATGAACATCAAATCATCCGATATATGTGCGCCAGTTTCCGCTCCGTAATTCTCTGTTTTCAAATCAATTGTAGCCTTCGCATTATTAAGTCCAATTTCAAATGGTTTTTCATTCTTTGTAACTATAAAGTTTAAAACAGAAGTTCCTGTATCAGTATTAAAAAAGCTAATATTAGTATCTGTGATACTCTTATATTTTGATGTCACTTCTAAAGGAATTATATTATCATCTTTTAAAAACGCTTCTTCCTTCATCATCCAACCTCCTTATAACTACCAGCATTAGTAAACCATTTTGATTTTCTAGTACCTTGAGTTGTACGTTCTAATGTTTCAGGTGGTGAAATTATATTATTTCTGAACAGAAATTCTTTATATTGATTTTGTGATAACTTAACTCTTAAATATACAAAACCTGCTACCCCTTTATATTGGGATGGAAAATCAACAAATCGTTTTGTATCTTCAGCAGTTAAATAAATTTCTAAACCAGGTATATTTAAAGCAGCCAATTTATTTATGCTCTTAGGTGGTGTTTCCCACATTTCACCATATGTTTTATGGTAGCTCCAACCCACAGATACTTTATTAGTAAACACATCCACATTTCTAGAAAATATCATTGTATTACGGCCAAATGATGATCTAGTTAATACTTGTCTGACAACACCATTTATATCACCTGGCAAAACATCAAAAAACCATCCGTATCCTCTCCACTCTTTACTTAAAGGAAAGTCTTTAATATTCAATGTATCTCCAGTGTACATATAATAGTGGCCAATTTCTGTTACATTACTTAACTTACTAAATCCTTGTGCAGGTAAAGGTTTGGCTCTACCACCTGTATCAGTCATTAATACGGGCGTCGCTCTATTTTTCAAGCTATCATTTAAATCTCTTTGTGCAATTGAATGTATTTCATGATGTCTGTTGTTTCCTGGACCAGTAGTTACGCCTAGTAATAATGCTTTTTTACCAGTTTCTTCATCATAATACATAGCCAAACCTTCTGCTTCTTGAAAATCACCTACATAGTTTCCATCAATACCACCAATTGTAACTATTCGTTTCCATAAATGTTTACCATTCCTAACATCAAATGCATGTAAATAGTTAGGTATTTTAGGATTACTATCGCCCGTATACCAATAAAGAACACTATCATCATAAGTAACACCTTGCATAGGCTGTGTTGCATTTGTATATTCGTCTGGAATATCAAATTTATACAAAACTTTGTCTACATTATTATCAATATCATTAATGCTTCTAATTTCAATAAAATTCAATGATTTCTTATCTTTAAACTCTTGTTGTGTATATTCTCGTCTGAAAATCATTAACTGCTCTTTAGAATTATATATAGCACTTGTATAACGATTATTAAATACATGAGGCATAACGTCTTGCATTTGTTCATCTTCATATTTAATTTCCCCAGTTTTATATTTAAAGCGTACAAATTTATTTTTCTTATTAGCACTTAGAACAGCCGAATAAATCCATAACTCTCCTTTAATATATCTATAAGCATTATGTGTACCATGACCACCATTTTTTACTAATAGTCTATCTATAAATTGACCATTAGGTTTGAGTCTACTCAACATATAATGTCCACCTGGTCTAGCTTGTGTCATATATATAATATGCGTTCTATAATCTATCCAAAAACTTTGCATTACTGCATTAGTTCTAGGCGATAAATCAGTAATAAATTGCATTTCCTGATTTAGTGGATCAAAACGATATTCTGCATTTAAAAATTCTTCATGGTTCTGTTTTGTTTCTTCCGTAAGTTCAGATATTAACTTTGTATAATATAAATTTTCATGTCTAAGTCTTTCATGCAGTGTTGGATAAACAACGCCTTGATTATCAACTCGTGCATCCTTAACTTCGTTTATACCGTCTCCATTATGTCCTAAAACTAAATTATTTAATCTGGCTACTAAATATTTATAAAAATCTGCAATACTTTGTCTTTGATAAATAATCTGGTCGGCATTATGTGCTTTCTTATCTGTCTTACCGTGTGCATACATATATAAATTAACGTTTTGCATAAAACGGTTTAACTTTTGATAGTTAAATTCATGTTGGTTTATATACTTTTCATTAAATACAGCATGTAAACTTGTTATTAATTTCTCTGTCACTAAAAGCCCCTCCTTTAGTCGTAAAAGTAATGATAATTTTTAATCAACTCATACATGATAACTTCGTGTGCTAATTCATTCGGATGTAGTCCATCAGGCATGTTTTTCGCTCTATACGCAGGATTATATGGATCTATTAAGTCAGTATGGTATGCGTCATATACAGGAATGTTTAATTCTGTACAAGCTGAAATATGAGTATTTACATAATCTTCTAAAACTAAACCAAGTTTATTTTTATCAGTATCTCTGCGTCTTATTCTTGTTCCATCAACAGGACATTGTCTTGTTGGCGTCATAGAAAGAATTTTGCCATTTGAATTATTTTTTTTAATCGCCATTACTGCTTGATAAAAAGCTCCATAATAAGTTTTCAAATCATTTTTATCTTCACCTAGAGGTATGCCTCCATTACATAGCCAATCATCATCGGTTCCTTGAATAATTATTAAATCGGTATTTGTAATTTTTAAAGCTTGTTCATAGATACTGCGAGCACGATTCATAGACATAGTAGCTGCACCCACAGCACCATTAATTACTTTAGATCCTATTTTCTTAGCAAGCATTTGTCCGAAGTTTTCTTTTGCACCAGAACCTTTTGCTACCGAATCTCCAATAACATAAATAGACTTCACATTCCTTATACTTGAAACAGATGTGAAGTCTATCATTATAGTGCCATTTTTTGTTTTTATCGTTTTACCAATTAACTCAGGTTTTGGTTTATTCAACTCAACTAAATAGTTGATAGCTTTAATTGATCTATTTATATCATTATTTCTTAAACGCTCTTTTTTACCTGGTGTTTCAGTAGATGAAATATCTAAATTTGCTACATATTTAGCAGCTTTTCTTGCCATTTTCTTATTTCTTTCTGTTAATGTAAAATCACCAAGCGTTACATCTTGATTTATAATATTATTGTTCACATCACGTTTAGTAGTAATTTCGACAATTCTAACCTCATCATTAATGTTATTGACCGAATCTTTCAGTACAGTAATATCGCCTGGTAATGGCTTCGCTTCTTTATATGATTCAAGATGAATAAAATCAGTTGAAACGGAAATTTTAATACTATCGTTAATGATTTTTTCCATTTTTTCTTTCAACTTATCTTCATGTTTAATACGGCCATCTATTACAGGTGGTGCATGTATTTCGCCTATTACCTTTGCTACTGGATGGACGTATGTTATTTGTAAAACGCCATCCATGTATGATTCGTTTTCATCAAAATCACCAAACCCTTTAATATAAGTAAAACGTTCTGATGCATCTTCTTCTAATTGCACATTATTCGCATTAATCTTTGTGTCTATTCGATATTTTGCTTCCTTACCTACAGACGTTTGCAAATAAAATGTTCTCGTTTTTTCATCATAATAATATTCAAGATTATAACGTTTTAAACCCTTTTTAAATAATTCTAGTCTTGAATCTCCTTCACCTAGATTTTCAAACCTAGAAGCATAAACTTTACTTAAAAGTTTAAAATTATAACCACTACTTTTAAAAATAAGTTTAAAATATTCTTCGCCAGTAAAACTACCAGTATAAGATTCATGTATCCGTTTAGCTTTTAAATCAAATATTTCTCTTTTAATTGCTTTGACATAAACTTTCTGATTTTCACCAATGCTACTCTTTTTAATATAAATAATTTTATATTCATTAATATCATCAGTTCCACCTACATTTGTTACTGTCCACATAGTAGAAATACTGGTAACTAAATCATAATTATATCTATCTTCTGTAATATCAAATGATAACACTGATTCTTCAGACACTTTTTCTTGTGTTGTTGTATTAACAAATAACGGGAAACTACGCCCCGCTAAACTATTAATTATTATGGGCATAATTCCCCTCCTTATCTGTAATACATTTTAAATTTGAAAACTACTTTATTAACTACTTGGTTGAAATGAAATTGATTATAACCAGGAACTAGCGAGGGTTGGTTACCTGTACCGTATTTCTTGCCATTAATAGGGATGCCATTTTTATATGTTTGAATACCATCATATTTAATAACATCTCCTTCTTTTAGATCAATATTTTTTACGGTCATCATTTCACTCTTATATCCAGTGTCAAATGTGAAATGTTTTGTGTTCTCACCTATAGTAACTTCAACAATTAATTTCTGATTAAATTGATTTATAGGAACATCACCAGCATAATAAACAAAATCATTATCCGTATTATAAAACGTAAACTTTCTTTGATTACTATTGCTGATGAAAGTCATTCCACTAGTCATACCCCATAAATCTAAATTATTTCCACTTTCTAAATCTGTGCTATAACCAATTGATTCATAATAAGGTAATTCAACGGTTTCAAATTCTAAAGATATAATCCCATCTGTTTTTGTTGTATCAAATGAAATGTTAGAAACTAAGGTAACTAACAACTGCTTACCATCTACGTAATTAAGCTCAAATTTATGTGTAGAATCTAACATAGTCTGAAAAGGTATCTCGACATCATTAGCTGCCATTTCTCTCAAATAAAATTGGCCAGAAAATAAATTTTGGATACTATTTTTTAAGTGAGATGCATATGCAATTTTATTAACACTATAACGAAGAACCATCGTCGCTTTTTTATATCTTTCAACACTTGAATTAAGAAATCTGCCATTAATTCTCTCGATTTCATTAAAATCTAATTCTTTTTCAGAACCTTGTACATCGAATTCTACTACTTCTAGTTTTTGCCCAGTGATAGGGTTATCACTAACCCTATACAGTTCACCATTTTTATTTATTTCTACATCATGCGCTATAAACATATGCCACCTCCTTAAAAGTTGTCTCCGATTGCTTCTCTAGCTCCTAGTTCTTCAATTGTCGATTTAATCCATTCAGAATCTCCTTCATTTCTAACTAATACATTTACTATTGGTTTGTTGTTTTCTTCTAAGCTGTGTCTTACATCTTTACTCATGTGAGCATTAATATCACTATTCAACGAACTACCTAATCCTTCTGTTATGCCAGGCGATAGATCTACTTTAAATGCGTCCATTATTTTAGTTGCTGCTAATCTGCTTTCTTTAGCCGCTTTATTGGCATATTGTGCAATTCCGTTTCCTAATCCAACCATTGAATACATACCTAAAGATTTAAACTCTCTTGAAGGAGATTTTATACCTAATGCACTTTTAGCTGCATTTAAAGCTCCTTTAGCCGCGTCCCAGGCCGCTTGCGCTAAATCTTTAGCTTTATCTATAACTCCTTGAATCATACCATCTATCAAATCAACGCCAGCTTGAACAAAATCAGATACAAAACTTCTCACTTTGGATACAGCATTAGATACACCTTGATCAACAGCAGATACTACTCGAATAAATCCACCTACGATTTTCGCTAAAAATCTAGCCGTACCATTAGAAGCAAATGATACCATTTGAGTAAATCCACTAACTATTTTTGCTAACCATTGACCTACATAAACAGCAATTACAGAAACCAATGCACTAAATACGCTAGTTATTTTAGACCAAATTTGTAAGACTTTTGATGATACAGTAGCAAAAATTTGTTGCCAACTTGTACCGAAAATTCCAAGTATTCTATTTAGTGTACTTGATAAAAAGCCAGTAATTATGCCAAATATATTTAGTATCGTTTGCAAAATTAAATCTAAATTTACAGATATCATATTCTTTAAAGTCTCCCAGGCTCTACTAAAATCGCCTGTCAAAAGTTGAATTAATGCTGTAAATAAAGAGATAATTATATTTACAGCTATTGAAATAGCCGTACCTATTAATTGAGACGCAATTTGAATGGTAGTCCACAATCCTTGAAACGCAGTAATAATTTGTGAAATGATCAGCATAATTTGGATACCAAAAATTTTATTAAAAATTTCACCTATAACTTCTAAAATTGGCATAATTGGTTGTAATGTGGATTGAATACTCGCCCATAATTCTTGGAACCATGAAATGACCCCTTGAATCGCACCACCGATAGTTTTAGTCAAATCTAGCCACATTTTAGTAATGAAATTTCTAAAATCTTCATTTGTTTTCCATAAATAAAGAATCGCACCAACTAAAACTGCTATGATGCCAACTACAATGCCAATAGGACTTGTAAGCGCGCTAAATGCAGTGCCTAATAATGGTAAAAGTTTAACTATATTTCCTATTGGATTTAATAAAAAGCCTATTGCTCCTTTAAGAATATTAATTATCCCAGTGAATATCTTACTTGCGTTCCCTGATGTAATAAATTTCTGCGTTAAACCTAATAAAGATGTTCCGAACAATCCTAAAAAGCTATTCACAGCCATCAATGGAACTGCTAATGACCAAAGTGTCCCTAATAATATAGCTGATATACCAATCAATCGAGCAATCCAAGTGTGATTTCCCATTAAAGCAGCTGTAAATCCTATGACTTTAGTAACAACGTTTAAAAGTGCACTCGCAATAGGCGCCATCGCTGTACCAAACGTTACTAATAAATTCACAATATTACCTATTAATTGCATAATAACTGGACCATTCTTTTGAACATAATCAATGAACTTTCTAAAGCCCTCTGATTTTCCAACTGTTTCTGACCAATTACGGAATTTTGCACTCATTTTATCTAAATATTCAAAAATAGTAGTTGAATTTTGTCCAAATGCTTTCATTAAATTAAAAATACCGGCAAACAAATTTTTAAAAATGTTGCCGATAATCGGTAAGTTCTTTTTAGTATATTCTATAAATTGTTTAATACTATTTTGACCATTTGCACTATTAGTCCATTTTTGAAAAGATTGTCCTAAGCGATCAAACCAATTAGCTGACCATTGGAACAAAGGAGCTAATTGTGTAAATACGTTAATTATAGCGTCACCAAAGCGACCCAATGCACTTAATAATTTATTGAATACTGAAACTCCAGTTGTATTCATCATTTTAAAGAATTTTTGTGCTACTTTTGAATTTTCTGCCCATTCTAACATCTTCTTACTAGCAACGTTCACACCGTCAGCCACACCTTTTAAGAATGGTGTTAATGATTTCATAGCGCTTTTAACTGTATTTAAACCATTAGCCATAGATTCAAATATTGCATTTGCATTTTGTTTAACTATATCTTGCCATGTACTTTTAACTGATTCTAAAGCAGTTTGGTATTTTTGTGTAGCTGAACTAGCTTCAATCGTTCCATCTTCTAACATTTTGATTGCTGTAATTGCCATTCCTGCATATGCAACAAAGCCACCAAAAGCAACGGCTCCTGCTCCTGCAAATGCTACTACGCCACCAGTTAATACTTTAATTGCATTTAATACTGCAAATAGCACTGGAACTAATCCAGCTATAATAGGTATTAATGCTTGTATAGACGTTAACATTATCCCTTTAAAAGTTTGTGAAAAAACAATACCAAACGATTTGATGTCTCCAGCTAATCTATCTACATTATTTTTGAAATGATTAACTTGTGTTTCAACATTTCGAAATGCGCGTTGTAGTTTGGAGGTAGAAGTTGTATCAGCATCAATTTTTATTGTTTTCTTTTTGGGTATTATCCTCAAAGATTGTGTAACTTTTTTCAATTTAATCAATGCCTTTGTAATATGTGCGTCAACATTAATATTTCTATTGTTAGGTAATCTATATAAATTTTGAGTTACCTTTTTTATGTTGTATTGAGCTTTTTTCACTTTTGCGTCTATGTCTATTTTTTTTCGAGGAGGGATGGTAGTAAGTATCCCTTTAGCTCTAGTTAACTTTTTTTGTAGCTTTCTTAAATCAGCAGTAACATCTACATTTATTTCATTAGGTACTGAAGTTTTTGCCAATCGTTGTGCTTTTCTGATATTACGCTCAAAGTTTCTAATAACTGCATATATTTTAGCCACAAAATTACTTTCCATTTTCACCCTCCTTTGTGACTTGTATTTCTATTTTTCAATGAACTTACAAGTTTACTTGTCCCTCTCATAGCTCTTTCTCTATCTCTTTTATTTTGAGCAATTTTTTGTTTACGTTTTAATTCATATTTATCCTCTTCTCCTCTGACAATGTATCTTTCACGTTCAAGCTGATTTTGTAGTTTAGTTAATCTTTTACCTGCTTGAACTATGCCATTTGCTTGTGCCATAAATAGCATAGATTCTTTTTGATCTATCAAAGCCTGACGTCTCCCGATAATCCAATCATTCCATATATGTGGAACCAAATTCATAAGTTCATCTTCCGAAAGATAACCTATATATTGGCTTGTCAGTTGTCTTACCTCTGAATAATTTAGTAAGGTAGTTCTCCCATGATTTCTTTGTAGCTGTTTTTCAACATTTCGATTCCGTGTTTCGTCGACTCTTTTTCTTCTTCTTTGACCATCGGTATAGATTGATTCATTTGTGACCAATAAGCACGTGATTTCTGCTTGAAAAAACCACTATTATTCATCATGTCCAACGCACCTTGTAACAGTTCGATAGTGTCATCTTTTTCTTCAATAACTTTCATCAATGCATCTTCAATATCTTCACGTTTAGGCGCTTTTTTACCTAAATATGCAGTAGCACATTCCCAAAAATCAGCAATTGATTTTGTCTCTCTAGATAAAATACCGTTATAAATTGCATTAAACCCTGGTACTTTTTCTTTCTTTCCATTTTCATGTTCGCGTTCTTCAGTAAATTTTTCTGCTTTCATGTCAAAATTAAAAGTTGCTCTTGCTTTTATTTCTTCATCATTAATTGTTAAAGTTGTAATTGGATTAGCTATTTGTTCAGTCATTTTTTATACCTCTTTTCATAATTTAAAAAGAAAAAAGGAGCTATATGCCCCTTTTATGCTCCAGTATCAGTTGATTTTTTAGTTCTTTCTTCAAATGAGCCTTCATATTCATTCATGTTTTCAAATTCAACAGTTGTGCCAGCTTCGCTAGGATTTAGCCATTCTTCTGGTAATTCATCTACTTCACCATCAGCACTATTAAATTTAACTTTAGCAGTAATTTCTATCTTGTCGTCCTCGTCATCAAACGACCAATCATGTTCTTCAATAACTACATATGCAAAAGTACCGTGATGTTTACCATTTCGTTTTTGAACTTCCCAAATCCATATACGCAATTGTTTAAATAACTTAACTGATTCTTTTAGTGCTTCTTGTCCTTTATCACCTGGCACTTTATCAACAGTTAGTTTTATTTCTTCCTCTACGCTATTACGTGAATAGTCTTTTTTATCTCCTTTAATCAACTCAGCTAAATCGTTACTGATTGTGTGACCGCCTTCACCAAGACTTGCTAGTAACACAGACTCTTCAACCGTTAATTTAGATGCTAATTTCTTATCAGCTATTTGGATTGCTGCAATATAATTTTTCTGCAATTTGTTCACTCTCCTTCATATCTTGTTTTATGTCTATATTTAAAAAGAAGTCGTAAAATACCATGCTTTGTATACTGATCTATATCAGTAATTACTTGCTGGACGCTTATACGACTTCTAATAAATTCATAATTGGGTATATCTAATTTTCTATTTACTACAAAAGCAATATGACTAATAATTCTAGCGGCCTCATCACGATTATAGGCTTGACTATATACATGAATAGTAATTGCTACATCTTCTTTCATACTATTTGCTGTTTCTTCGGGAGTAACATTAGTTTCTCCAACAACAATATATGGATAAACTGCATTTTTTTGTACGCCTTCATAAACTCTATGATCAACATGCTTATTAATTAAGGGATGATTTTCTATTTTGTTATATAATCTTTCAAAGAGGTCAGGCTCAACCGATACCCACATATTTAATCACCTCATCCAAAATACTTTCTAAAAAATTTCTCACCTTGGTCAACTGCTGGAAACCAAAAAGGTTGTGGCTCTTGACCATATGTGGTATACCATTGGGCATCGTCGCCTTTATATGACCACGGTATTTTTTCAGCTCTTGAACCACCTTTACCAGTTGCATAAATTCCCGTCCCGAATTCAACATAGACTGCATACTCTGCGCCAACGCTAATAACAGCGCTATAACCTCCATCTGTAAATTTGAAATCAATACTCTCTTTTAAATAACCTAAGTCTACAGGAGCTAATGCAACAGCAGCGTTATATATTATAAGTGTTGTTTTGGCTATACCTTTTTTAACCCACTCTTGAATATCTTCTTCAAATTTTTCTAAATCTACTGCTAATTTATTACTTCCATATTTAACCTTGGCCAACTTTACACACCTTCAATCTAGTTAGATTTACTTCGTGCATACCACCCTGGTCTGTTGGTTCACCGATTACTTCGTATGTCTTATCCTCAAATTTAAAAATTGATTGTCGGTTTATCGGTATGTGATAAGGCGTATATAAATTACGATCATAAGAAGCATCCATTTGATAAAATTTGAGTTGCTCACTGGTAGATGGCGTATCCATAAATCCATTAATTTTTGTCATTGAAACAAATTCTCTAGTTTGATTAGGGCGTTTACCAACTATTTCAAAACTACCAATTTCTATTACATGTGGAAACTCATTTAAAGGATCAAACATGTTACCACTTCAACTTTCTATATGGCATTAAAGGTTTGTATAGCGTTACTGGTAATTCAGTAACAAAAGAATAGCTGACCGAACCCATAGAACGACTAGATATATTTCCAGTTTCACTATATTTGATACAATCAGCCACAAATTTTTTAACTCCTGATGGATATGGTACTTTAAATTTATTATTACAATATTCTTCTGCAATACCTTTATATATTTTTATTAATGCTTCTATTTCTTCATCGTGAGAATGGTCATCTAAAGGCTTTGCATTTAATAATTTAACTTCATTAGCGTCCATTAAGCATCACCTTTTAATGCATCAATAAGTTCTGCTTTTTTCATATCAGAATACCCTTCAATACCCTGTTTTTTGGCGGCTTCTTTTAGTTCTGATACTTTCATTCTAGAATAGTCTTTAGCTTCTAAAATAGGCTTAATTAAAGGTACGCGTTGCCTATTTTCATCATTTGACAACTCTTTTAATCGCTCATCAGTCACTCGCAATCCATCACGAGGGAAAATATCGCCAACATTGTATTCATAGTCATTGTCTTGTAAGTCGGTAAAGTATTTAATAACTTCATAGGTCATAATTACTCACTCCTTATGCTCCTGTATCTTCGGTTCTAACTTCTTTAGCATGTGCGTCAATACCATCACGTTTGGTCTGTACCTCAGTTCCACCAATTGTATAAATAAATTTTTGTAAGTGTTGCGGAACAAAAGCACCTGTATAAATTAATTGTTCTACTAAAGTACCAAACATACCAGGGATATTTGAATTCATCTTAGCTAAATCAGCTTGAATTGGTGAGGCTAATACTTCACCAATAACGCCCATTGCTTGTACACCTTGTAAAAACTTAGTCGGTACTTTTACAACTAAGAAACCATCTAATTCACCTTGAATTCCTTTACCTAAAACTCTTTGCTGAGTATCTCCTTGTGGTAATTCAATAACAAATTTCTTAATACCTTTATAGAAACTAGGTGATACAAATAGCACACGATTTTGTGATGCATTAATCTCATCTAATTCAACAGATACATCTAATACAGCATCGTACTGTGCATCTGCGCCACTACCTAATGTTAAATGCTTGGCTTTATTGCGGGCTAATGTAGCAAAACGTAAGTTATCTAAATAAGGTGATACAACTTCTGCAGCTTGACGTGCCACCACATAATTAATATCAATATTACCTTCTGTATCGCGTTTATCGAGTGCATCTACAAAACGTCCCCAATATTTCTCTTGATCTAAGAAATAAGTAGTTTCTTGAATTTGTGGATGATCCCATTCATTTTGGGTATTTCGTTCATAGTCTTTTAGTTCAGTTATATCCCCTTTTAATACAGTAAATGAACGACCTTCCATAAAAATTGCGTCATTACTAATGATCGCAGGTGATGAATATGAGTGTTTAGCTGTTACTTTTTCAATAATTCCAATATGCTTGTTTTTTAATAAAGTTTCGCCAGGTTCAACTTTAGTTTGTTCTGCAAAATATTGTAAATCAAGTTTTAATTTTTCCATTTTTACCACTCCTAATTTAAAAATTCTTTCCATTGTTCAGTAGGTTTTTCTGCCTCAGGATTACCACCATCTAAAGGTGAATTTCCTCTCGGTTTGTCAGCACCAAACAAATGTGTATTTTCTTCTTTGAAACTTTCTAAGCGTTTATCTAAACCTTTTACTGTTCCATCGTCTTGTAATTCCAATCCTTCTTTATCAATAAGTTTTAGAACATGATCAGCGTTGACAGCATCTTTTGCCACTGCAACTTTGATAGCATTATCTAAACGCAACTCTTTCATTTTCGATTCATATTCAGCGTTAGTGTTTTTATATTCTTCAAGTTGCTTTTCTAATGCTTCTTTATCATCCACTTTAGACTCTAAATCTGTAATTTGTTTGTCTCGCTTAGAAATTTCTTCATTTGCTTTATCAAGTTCATTTTGAATTGATTTGGCATTATCTTTAGAATCTTTTAATGAATTGTGATGCTTATCAATAATTTTTTCGATAATTTCATCTTCTAATCCTAAATTGCGTAAAAATTCTCTTTTCATATTCCATACTCCCCACATTTTTTATTACGGTGGACTTATCCACCATTGAGTTTGCATCTTTTAACGCCTTAAGCATATTTGGGCATAAAAATAGCCACCACACATCATGTAGTAGCTTTAATCACTTATTTCTGGTCTATAGTTAGCCAATTCTTTATTTATTATTTCCATATCTGCTTCATTATTAATGGTCATATTTACGATTGGCTCTTTTAAAACTTCACTTATTTCAGTTATTAGAGATTTAACTTTTTCTAACTTTTCGATACCCTCATCAGCATCTACGATTACTTTTAACTTCACTTCTTTCATTATTTATCACCTCTTTTTTGTTTTTCCCATTCTGAATATGTCATGAATGGTATTACTTCAGTTTGATTATCATCTTTTCTCACTCTCATTACTGTTGGCAACTCATCTTCATCAATGTAATAAAGTAATTTACATCGACAATTAATATTCTCTTTAGCGCTTTTAATCCCAATAAATAATTTGGGAGCTTGTCCAATACAACCGCTAGAAAGAAAATTATCATCAATAGGTAATGATTTACCGTCAAGATGGCGATGTGTATCGCGTGTTCTTGTGTCTTTTGTAGCAAACCATTTCTTCCTCATACCTAAGCCATTGTCTTTAGCAACTTTTGCACTATCTAGTCCAGCTTGCGACATTGCTCTGCCCGCTTCAGTACGTGCTACTCTTAATGATTGTACCTTTGTCATTCCAATGTCTTCACGTAATGATTTAGCTATTTTTGTATATCCTTCGCCACTCATAATACCTTGTGTGATGTTAATACGAATTCTTTTAATAACTTCGTTACGATGTTTTTGTAATGTTGGTACTAATTTAATAAATTCAATTGGTTGTTCTATCGCACTTATAATCACTTCGGGACTAGGAATATCAAACTGCATAGGTTTTTGTGAAGCCATTTCATATAGATAAAGACTCATTAAATATTTCTTAATATAACTATTTTGTTGAGATTGTTGTATAGATTTGATTACTTCTTTATAGTCACTATTTAGCATTTGTCCTATACGTATTAACTCTTTATTAAGCCTGTTGTATTTATTAAATTCAGTCCATGTAGCATGTGGAGATTCTTGTTGATATTTTTCAAACAAAATTGCAATAGTTTGCTGTATAACCTTCAATCTTTTAGCAAATACTATTTCTATTTCCTTATCAGCTTGTTGTTGTATCAATTCAATATAGTCATCTATATCATTTTGGGTTGTTATTTTCGGATTCTTCTTGCTCATTTGAACTCTCCTCAATATCACCAACTTGTTTGCTAAATTCAATTTGTTCTTGTTGTAATCGCTGTAGTTCTGCTTCTAAATCTTCTACAAATGGATGGTTCTCAATTACTGTTTCATGACTTACAACTCCCATTGAAGCTTGTGCCATTTGTACTTGCAATTCAGTGTTAGCGACTTTGTTATAATTAAAACTTATATCAATATACTTACAATCAACTTTTAACTTATGATGTTCTATTACATACCAAAGTAACTCTTGTATGGCCACTTTTGTTTTACGAGCTAATTTATCGGCTTTTAAATTTAAATTAGTGTATAAAAACTCTAATGCAACACCACTTGGTGCAGAACCAAATTTATCAGAACTAAAATCTACTGCTTGGCCAAATAACATTATATTTTCATATAACATCTTTAAATACTTTTCTGTATTTTCTACAGGTACTTTAATTTCAATTGTATCTACGCCCCCATCAACGTTACTAACTTTAATAGCACCATAGTGACGCATATTTCTTTTAAACTCTGATAAATCGGTATCATCATAATTAGTTAGTACATATATTAATTCATTCGATTCTTTAAACATGTTTGCTGTATCAGATAAACGCCTATTATATGCATCTATTTGAGTTTTATACATAAACAAATCTGAGCGTTCGGCATCGTTATTTTTAAAAGGTATAAAAGGAATACGTCCCCATGACCCTGTACTGAAATGTGTTTCTTGACTATTTAAATTACGTGAGTAATCTCTTATTAAACTTCCATTATCATAAACATAATAATTAATTAATGTTTCATCCCAATACTCGACTTTCATTTCGTTATCTAATTTATAGAAACGAATAAATGCTTCCAATTCTTCATGTTCTCTATCTTTCCATATTGGAACTCCTTGTTCAGCTGGTACTCTAAAAAACTTTAATTCTCCCTCTTCGTCAATATAAGGATGAATCCACTCAATACCTTTATTACTTGCACCAGTTAATACACTATGTAACTTGTCATCAAATCTACTTCCTAGTGCTAGATTGATTTGCTCTATTACATTGTCATCTGTGTATTTGAATTCGATAGGTTTTCCAACTAAATAAGATACTTTTTGATCAACTAAATTTGCATGAAAATTAGTAACTAATCTATCATCTGGTTTTAAAGGGTCAACTTGTCCCGTTGCATCTCTTGAAGGTGGCTCTCTTATAATATCTGGCTCTTGATCATAGTATTTTTGACCAATTTCAAAGTTTGGAATTTTTTTCTGATGCGCTTTAATATATCGGATAATCATTTCTTCTAATGTTTCAGGTTTATTATTATTTTTAATGATGTCATTAAAAATTTCTGTTTGCGTTGGTTCACTTGGATACAAAGTATCTCCTCCTTACTTAAAACCAGTTCCTGTACCTTTGCTAGATGTATAAATTGCATATCTCAAAGCATCTAAACAATCATCATTAGCTTTTACTGGTTCATCTTTTTTCTCATCCCATACATAGTTATATATCTCATCTTTGAACAACTTAACTTTATCCTCAATAATAAATAACTCATTAAGTTTGAATCCTCTAGCAACTACTTCTATACCAGATAAAACTGATTTATCAGCATATCTAGCTTTAATTCCTTCTTTACCAAATCTGTTTATGTGTTCAGTTCGAGCGGTGTCGCAATAAAATAAGATATTACCATGTCGCTCTATGACATCTTTTGCAATTTCAACCCAATCATCAATTTCTTTATGTTGATAAGCATGTTCTTCAATCAGGTATCTTTTGCCCTCAATATCTTCTGCAATTACAATAATCGAACCATAATGTTCATATCCCCAGTCGACACCAGCATATTTCTTTTTGATTTGTTTCTGATTATATTCTTCTTCTGTGATGTAGTGTATTTCTTCGTTGAAATCCTTATATACTACACCTTCAGCTGCTACCCATCTACCGTATATATCTCTATCGGTAAACATGCCTGTTGGCGTACTAGCAATAATTGATTCAACATATTCACTATCTAAAAAAGTATTATCAAATAAAGTAAATTGAAATGCTTTTATATTAAGTCTGCCATTGGATAATGTTTGTCCAGAATTATCAATATAATCTTTTTTAACTGGATGCATCGGATTTTCAGGGTTTGTGTCTACTAATATTCTTGCACCTTTATAACTACAACGAGAAAACACCTCTTTAATAAAAGTGTCATGTAGCGCTGTACCTTCGTTAAGAAATGCTCCAGCTGATGTAAAACCACGTGCCTTCTTCCAAGAATCTGCATTTTGACCGTCGAACACATAAACTTTATTTCCAAATATTTTAACTGCATTTGATTTATCTAATTTAAGCTCTTTTCCAAGTATTAATTCCATATCATCTAATACATTACGACGGATGGAAGCTTGAGTTGCACCACCTATGATGAAGTTTAACCCTTTATTTTTATAACTAGCTATGTGCATTAAAAAAAGCAGTATAAACACATACGTTTTACCTGCTCGCTTAGCTCCACTTGCTATTAAAATTTTAGGTTTTTCGTTTATAAAACAATTCCATACTTCTTGCTGCTTTGGATTTAATACTTTATCAATCATCTGAAGCACCAGCTAACTTAATAAGTGCTTTAGCAATTTCATACTCTTGACTATTATTTTCTGCATTATCCATTTTTTCTATTTTCTTCTGCAATATTTGTATTTCTTTTTCAAGCTTTTCATTAGCTAAACGACCGTTTAAAATACCATGAACTTTCAATATATGTTCAATAGACCTTTGACGTTCTTCAATTCTAGGTGTATGGGTATACGTAATTTCTTTATCAACTTCATCCTTTAAATTGTTATATATCTTTGTATAAGACTGTTGATGTTCACCGCGAGCTATTGATGCAGAAATCATTAATGCTTCTTCGATGTCCATTAAACGCTCTTCTTTTAGTTCTTTTAATCGTTTATTTATATATTCAGAAACCTTAACATTCCTTAACAATCTACTTGCTGTTGCCTCTGCTGTTTTCTTACTATAACCAGCTTTTATTGCCGCTTCTGTAGCATTACCACCAATTATATACTCATCGACAAACTTCTGTTGTTTTATTGTTAATTTCATTTCATTGAATCACCTTCTTATGCTAATCGCTTGTTTAAATTTCTGCATAAAAAAAGGACTTTAAAAAGTCCTATTGATAAGTTATAACTCAAGATAAATAATTATTGGTTTTGCTAAATTATGCGCTTTTAATACAACTTTATATATTTTACTCGCATTAATTCTTCCTCTATCATCGGTATTAATTGTTCCACCATGCATTTTTAATGAAGATAATTTTCTTTTTACATCATCATATTTCTCTTGTTCAGATAATTTACTTACATCTATATTTAGATAGTTATAAATGTAACTTGTTTTACCTAAGTAATCACCATTATCATCATAAAATTCAGCTACCATTTTTCAACACTCCATAATTTTTATTGTACTACGCTTATATTATAACCTAAATTTCATACAAAAACATCTGCGGAATGGATGCGCCTTAATATAGTATTGCTAATATTAATATAATAACTTAAAAATTCAAGCCGTAGTGTAACATAAATATACCTTACATAAATGTTACATTTAATTTCCCATTATTTAGGGAAATTTATTATTCTTACTATCTCTGAATGCTTATTTCTTATATATTGTTCCGAATACCCTAATGTAGCAGCTACTTGTTGTAGTGTTAATCCTTCTATGTACTTATGTTTGAGAATTTGATACTCAAGACCTGTAAATTTATTTATTAGAGAAATTATTTTATCTTGTCTATTTTCTAAAGTTTCTATTCTCTTATTAATAAAATTAATTTCATCTATAATGTTATCAGTTTGCTTAATACGTGTGCCTAAATCATGCTTTTTGCCTAAGTATGCATATTTATCACTTGCATTAACTGCGCCCCAATTATTAATTTCATCATTACAGATATCTTTTCTCAATTTTAAGGTCTCTAATTCTTTAACATTAGTTCTGTATAAATTTATTAGTTCAATCATAAGTACTCAAAACCTCCACTACTTTTTAGGACTGTATTCTATTTTCTTAACTTCAATAAACCCTTCTACATAAACTAGCTTACGTTGTAGTTTCTTTATCTCATCGTCTTTGATGCTATTTGTAACTAAAGTTATTAGAGCTATGATTGCTAATATAAATGCTATTGCTATCCACATTATTTACTCACCTCAAAATTTTCTGCGCCCTTTTCTTCAATAACAACATCACTGTTCATCACTTGAACACGTTTACCATCAATATTAATTACTAATGCTCCACCTTCATTATATTTAGTTCTAACATTTTCACCCTTGTACTGTTTAATTATATCACCTGTTTTACTATAAACAGTGACAGTTCTTTTCAATCCTTTAGTATCACTCTCATGGTCTTTTTTAACATCATCAAACTAAGTACAACCTGCTAATAAAAAAGTAAATGCCACTAATGGAATTAATAATAGTTTTTTCAAAGTTGTCGTCTCCTTTAACATTGGTATAAAATTTTAAAAATATTATCTTCTCTCAATATTTTTAAACAATGTTCATATTAAAATCTGATATAATAAAACTATATAAGGTGGTGAAGTCACATTGGATAAAGATAAAGTATTTAAAAAATTAGATGAAGCTAAAGAATATGGTCTAACTTTTAGAGTAGAAGAATATAGTACTTTGCATGAACCCGACGAAGATTATAAAATAAAATCTGACTATAGTTATGAAGTTGGATATTTAATGATTAAAAAGATAAATAGTAATGCTAAGATACCTATTAGTTTTGACTCAATTTTTGCTATTAATCTTTCTAAAGATTCATTAATAATAAAAATTCGTGAGGACAGGGCATGATTGCCCTCCTTATTTTTTATAGTTAATTAAAAAAATCCAACTTATCTAACTTACTTCTGTATTCAATATATTTATTATTACCAGGATGCACGTCTAATTTATAATTAATGAAATTGCTAAACTCTTTAAGTAACTCTGCTTGTTCTTTACTCTCTTCACGCAACTTTTCAATATCATCAAGGCATTTATCTCTTTCTTCTTTGTATTGATCACGTTTTTTAACTACATCAATATGCATTTGCAATATTTCTAACGCAAATTTACTTGTATTACGGTTAATTTCATTCAAAATAGCTTGAATAGCTATACCTACTCTTTTAAATTCTTCCAAATTCATATTATCTAATCACCCTTTTAGGATATATATCATTTACCATCATATCTTGCACATATTGACTTCTTGGATGTACTTGAGGTGTACCATCGTATAACCATGGTTTCCTCTCTTCTTTTGTTTTTGTCCTAAAAGCAATATGTGCAATTTCTTGTTATGTTCTACGCAAGTTACTTTTCTCTTTTGTTCATTTTCTCTAAACTCTTTTATCTTCAAACCAACTGGTACATTTACTGATTCATATAATGACCAACCTAACTCAATTCTTCTGCATAATAGTGCCATAGATACTTTATTTTTCTGAAGCTGTATTTTCATTTCTTTAGTTAAAGGATATTCCTTACCTTTTACTTTGAATTGATGCATTAGCATTTCTCCTCTATGTTTGCTATTCCTAAAACTGTAGCGTCTGTATAATCATTTTCATGTTTAAATAAATTATCTGCTAAGCGATCAATGAAATTTTGTCTAGTTTCGTATTTTCCTTGTGCAGCCTTTATTCGCTTTTCGAATTCCACCGTATATCTAAGTGTTACTGTTTCTTCTGACAAAGCAATCACCTACTATATGTACTCAAACATGCATGTTTGATATTCTTTTGTTAATTTGTCATTTTGAATAAATGTGTTTAACTCATCTTCCGTAAGTTTCCAATGTTTTCCTGAATAAAATGTTCGTTCCACACCCGTAAGTTCATATAGTCCATTAGGATATAAGCTCACATGAAACATTAATTTTCCGTTTCCATCATACAGGCCGAACTGTTTCATTTGAATTCACCTCGTAATCGTAAATACCATTTCTTGTTTCTCTTTCTAACTTTTTTTGAACTAATAAATTATCTAACTTATAAATATCACCATCAGCATAATCAATTAATTTCTGAACATACATATCTGACAAACCTGGGACATTTAAATAAGCTCTGACATATGCTTTTGTAATCATCGAATCACCTTCAAGTTTTTCAATCTGTAATCTATACCGCTCAATTCAAGCACAGTTGCATTTTTTATCATTCTGCTAAATATCCGTTCTGAATCTAGACCATTCGTCATTTCCTCTAGCCTTAAATTCGTGGTTATAATATTATGCTTATCTACACGACTTTCTAGAATTTGGAAAAGTTTCCCCATTCCATAGTCATTAAGCTTAATTCCATAATCATCAATCACCATTAGGTCAACACTTTTTATTATTTTTAAAAGTTCTGATTCGTGCTCACTAGAATTATTGCTATATGTGCTTCTAAACATCGATATAGCATCTTGAACATTCAAGAATAAAGCTGTATATCGTTGTTCCATTACTTCTTTAGCTATTGACATTGCTAAATGTGATTTTCCTATCCCACAAGATCCAGTAAGGATTAATGACTGCTTGTTATTTAAGTCAAAGTTCTCTACATACCGCTCACAGATAGCCTTTGCTTTTTGTTGTATCTCATTTGCGGGCTTGTATTCATCGAAAGTTGCTTTTTTAATTTCTTCGTTTACGTGAGAATACTTGAACATACGTTTAACTTTTTGGCTCTCTATTGCATTTTTACGACGTAACTTCGCTTCTCTCAATTGCGTATTTGACTCGCAAATACAACCGTCTTTGTATTCATAACCACTCGCAAATTTGTAATAATCGTATTTGTGATTACACTTATCACAAGTAAGCCCTAATTCCTCTACAACCACTCTGCTTATTTTAGGGTTGTTTTCTCGAAGTTTCTTTGCGATATCGGCTATTTTCGTCATTGGAGTAACGCTTTGGTTCATGATGTTTCGGTGATATTCTTTTTTTCTGTCATCAACGTATTTTCTTAATTCTTCACGCTCCGCACAACTCATAGTTTCACTGTCCATTTCGCGCCTCCTCAATCACTTTAAGATAAGGATTATCACAATCCTTTTTCTCGCTAGCATTTAAATTTTGAGTATTAATCAATGCTTCAACATCACTCAATGACTTCACGCCGTTTTGATACCAGCGTTTAAGTATGCCGTTGATGTAATTCCAGCGTTTAGAATTATTACTCACTGCAATCTCCATTGCTTTAATAACAATTTCATCTGCATCATTTGGGAATTCATCAATCCATGCATTAATTTGATCAACAATATAGGGCTGTAAGTTACCGAAGCCGTTTTGTTGGAAGAAGTCATACGCCAACACCTTGGGGGGACTACTGTAAATTTCACAATCTCCTATACTCCTGTCTTTATTACTCATATCTAGTTGTGGTTGTTTCTTTACATTCTTCTCATTCTTTACATTCTTCTCATTCTTGTTTGTGTGCTTTTGTGATGCATCTGTGTCGCTTTCGTGATGCTTTTGTGATGCATTGGTGATGCTTTTGCGTCGCTTTTCTGAATCTCTACTTTGATAAAACTCATAATTGACAACGGTTAAGAGCGTCTTTTTTGTGTCGCTTTTTGTTGTTAACATGCCGTCGCTTTCTAATGTTTTCAAATACATTTTCACCTTGTTATTCGACCAAGACCATCTTTCACAAAGTTTTCTAATACTAATGATTTTTTGTCCACGTTTCACTAAAATTAATTCTTTTCCTAACAAGACTTTTTTATCCTCATGATTAACCATCAATAAAATATCTAACCATGCTTCAAAACGAGAGTACTTTCTCTTTTCTTCATATAACCAATGTTCTCTTATAGACCTATGAACTTTTATCCATCCGGTCATGTTTTCTCACCTCTTAAAACAGAGGGAGCTATTTGCTCCCCTTATTCAATTTTATCTTGGTGTTCTATACTTTCATTCTCTTCGACCTCTGAATAATCGGTAACATCGATTACAGTGGACATATCTTTGTCTATCTCTTCCTTAATCGTACTGTCATTTTCAACTGCTTTATTCATTTCAATAGATTTTGGTGCATATTTTAATACTTCTTTGAGTACTGTTTTCTTAGCCATAGCGTCATAATTTGTAACCCAAGGAGATGTCCACCCTTTTTGAACAGCCTGACTAAATGCTTTAGCATGTTTATCTACTCTTTCTCTTGTCCAATAAACAAAGTCATACCCACCATTTTTCAAATGATAAACTGCATAATAACCAATTGGTTCTCCCTCGGGTTCTTGCGATGGAACATGTATTAAATCTTTGAATAAGCCATATCTATATTCAAACTCATCATTGATATATACTTCATGTGAATAGATTGATTTATATTGGCCACTTCTAGTAGCTAAATCTATCAATCCTTTATAGCTCAATTGAAATTGCACTTTACCTCCATATGGTATTAAGTACGCTTGGCCTAGTCCTGTATTAGGTTCTACACCTAACTGTGATGCTTGCATTAACGCAGCAATAAAACTCATCTGGTCACACTCTAATAATTTAGGGGTATTGCTTACTGCAGTCATAGCTATTCGAGCCATTCTGTCTGAATCCATGTGCTTAGGTAATGCTCTTTGAATTTCAGGAGCCATTTTCTTCAATAAATGATTTAATTGTGTTTTAGGACTTTGCTCACTTACTCCATTTACTTTACGTTCAATAACTTTTTGTTTTAACGTTTCATTTGTAGCCATTTACTATCCTCCTAATGATTCAATTCTTTAATTCTAAGTACGCGATATTTTGATTCTTTTGTATATTTTTTTGCTAAATCTGGATAATCTTTTTCAAATGATGTTTTATCAAATGATTTTTTATTTTGCATTTTCCAACTAACTTTGAAATTTTTAGACATCCCACGTTCTTCATTGCCTAATGTTGCCTTTATTTCATTTTCATATTTTTGCTTAAGTGTTCTAATTTCTTTTTCTTCTGCTTTTATAGCATTTAATGCTTCAATAGTTGTTTCAATCTCACTATTTAATATTTTTTCATTATCAAGACTTTCATGATATTTATGTTTTAGAAATTCTGTTGTCGCATCTGAACCATCCATATCGGGTATCTCATCGCCCAATATATAACGCTCCCAAAAGTCTTTTTCTTTATCTATGAGGAGCTTAATTAATTCTTCATCACGTTCAATCTCTTTCCATAAGAATCTATTACCACCAATCAACACTGCAATATAAGCTTTTTTATATCCTGTAACTGCTAAATAATGTTGTACTTGAGCTAAATAAGTACTGGGAATTTCATCATCTTTCCATTTATCTTTATTAAATTCTGACGTAGTTTTACATTCTAATAAAGCTTCTTCGCCAACTACTGAACGATCTATATTTGCGACCATAAAATTATATTTAGGATGTCTGAACATTTTATTTACTCTTCTAACCTTTTTACCTGTGCGTTTACTAAACTCTTGCGCAACTACATCTTCTAAGACATTCCCCCAATAGATATATTCATTATCTAAAACTGGTTCTTTAACTTCACCAATTTTTTCAAAATATAATTGTATTGGAGATTTCCATTTATTAACACCAAGAATAGTACCTACATCAGAACCACCTATTCCAGTTTTCCGAACATTCAACCAATCTTTATGAGACATATCTTTTGTATTAATTGAACTTCTACTCAAGTTAATAACACCTCCTATTTGTTCATAGTATTTATTACTTCATCTAGCGAATTTAATAATTGGAATTTTTTTAATGCTTCTAAAGCTTTGCTTTCAGAGACAATAAACTTAGCCATATAATCAGGCGCAATTAAACTGTCTCCCCAAAAGTCTTTTTCGTCATCTTCTGTACTAATAATTACTTGAAGATTTAATCCTGCATTAACTTCACTTCTTTTACTAAGTTCTCTGATAGCTTTTTGTAATTTAATAGTGTGTTTTTTTACATATTGTTTTAGTTCACTATTGGTTTTATCTGATAAATTTACAGCCATTCTTGACGGCCTCCTTTTATTTTTGTATATTTAAGTTGTATATTTTTGTATCTGACTGTTTGCAATTGTCGTTGCTAACAGTCTTTTTTTATTGCTATATCGTAAAACCATCTTGCTAAACCGCCACTTATTATTCCAAAAGCTATACCCAACACAATGCTCAGATGAAAATCTTCTGAAAGTAATAAAATGTAAAAAGTAGTTGTAACCCATACCATCACACCAATATAAAAAGCAAAATCAGTTTTGCTCATACTATTCACCTCCTTCTAAAAATCTCTTTCCAATTTTCTTGAATAAATTGATACATTTTAGGGCCATTAAATCTCCATTGATTAAAATCGCGATTAGGTTCATGAACAATGTCTAATTCAATTAATTTTCTTTTGAACTTTGGCCTATCCAGTAATCTATCTTTAATAACTTCATCTGATTTAATCTTTAAATTTTCTTTTAAATCCTCCATTGTCCATACTGCTTTTTGTTGATTCATAATAAGTTGATCGTGTTCATCTTTTGTAATGACTACATATTGCTCTGGTATGGTGACTTTTAATTGCGTCATGTAATCACGCCTTTCATATTTAGGTTGTGCTATACTATTTTTATCGCTACTGCGAAAGAAGGTGGTGTTGTATTATGAGTCGAAATAAAGATATAGATAAATTTTTCAAAAGTATTGAAAAGGATATGAAATCTCATTTAAATGATGAATTATTAAATACAACTCACGAAATTGAGTGTCCTGAATGCCAAAAGAAAAGAAAGATTAAATTCAAAAATGGTAAGGGTGAATGTAGATATTGTAATTCAACTATTAATTTAGATTTGAATTATAAGTAGTTATAAAATTATCTACTTTATCTTTCAATATTTCTTTGTCTATATTCATCATAATTAGGTAATTAGGTTTTATAGCACTCTTAATCTCCTCGACCAAGATGACAATTAGGAGTGCTATTTTTATTATTTGTTTTAGATTCAAATATAGTTATTCCTTTCGTGTATAATATTTTCATTATCTTATGGAGGTGTTTTAAGTCTTGAATCAAAATTATTTTATAGACCCTGCTATTCAAAGTGTCATTAATGCAAATAAGAAACAAATGGAAATGTTTCAAAGTATCCCTAAAGCACATATAAACAATATGATGGGGATTGCAGCTCATGCTAAGAGGATTGCAGAGAATAATCGTTCGACCATAAAAAGTATTGTAAATACTTTCAATAATTCAAATGTTGATGAAATATTAAAGATCCAAAACGTAATTCTTAAATCAATAAATTCTGCTAATGCAGTAAACATACAAAGAAATTTATTTTCTGAAATTGCTATAAAATCGTTTAAAGAATCTTATAGGTTTGATAATGATGTAGTCCTTCAAGCTCAACAAACTATTAGAGATTTTTATATCAATCCAACTGCTATCTCTACTTTGACTGAAGCCATCAATTCGTCCTATCCAATAAATCAAAATGACGCTTATAGTAGATACAATGAATTTATCAATGCTTTCAAAAATGATTATCCACATCCTTTCAAAACAGTTATACGCTGGACAAGTGGAATTGTAGGAGGAGCAGATATAGAAAACTTCACTGTAAATTATATAAACAATGATGATTTGCAAATTCAAAATTCATTAATATTTGCAATAGTATGTTTAATTAGTTTTCTATCAACTTATTATCCTTACTTTAAAAATAATGAATTTAAATAATTTTCAATCTTCCAAACCCTCCTAATCACAACTGCCATTGTGATTAGGAGAGTTATTTGTATAAATTGCTCATTCTGTTTCCTCCTAAATATCGATTTGTGTATAAAATAAATAGTATTTTGCTACGCTTTTTGTACTATAATTTTCTTAACCTTTTAAGAAAGGAGTGAAAATTATGGCCATTGAGATCAAAAAGATTAGGTTAACTAGTAATGCAAATAACGGGACTGAGAAAATCAGTGAAGTTTTATTGCATAATGGTGATTCTGAAACAGTTGCTCAAGTTGTAAGATATTTGGATAGCGGATTTGAATATTTCTATACAACTTCTTACAACTCTAAAGCTAGGGTTGAATCTGTTCACCCAACAGGACGTTCTCCATACATTCGCACTGTAGGGAACGGAACCGAAACAGATAACTAACTTAGTTTGCCTAGGTTCTAATTTTTAGTCCTTCCGCTTTATTGGCGTAGGGACTTCATACTTAAATTTTGTGGTAATGATAGTTTTGCCACCGTTTACTTCTTCGTTTTCTTGAGCCCATTCAATAGATTTAATTGCTTTATTTTTCACTTTGTCTTGTAACTCTTTTAATTTGCCTTCAAAATTTTCCATTCCTTCACCTCCCTAATTTTCACTAACTCTTCTTTTCTTCTATACATTTTTATTCACTCTTATTTTAAGTTGCCCTCCGTGATATAATATTTTAAATAAAATAAAAAGGAGAGATTACCTTGGGAAATAAAACCTGTTTTATAGCATGTCCAATTGGAAACACAGATTCATCAGAACGCAAAAATTCAGATTTCTTATTATCAAATATAATAAAGCCAGCATTAACAAATTTTGATATTAAACGTTCAGATTTGATATCTTCCTCCAACAAAATAACAGAAGAAATTGAACAATTTCTGTTAAATTCAGATTTAGTTATCGTTGATTTAAGTAGCCATAATCCTAATGTTTTTTATGAATTAGGATTTAGACATGCATTACAAAGACCTACTATCATAATGATAAAGAGTGACGAGAAAATCCCATTTGATTTAAGTACTCATAGAACAATACACTACAGTGACAAACATTTAGACGTGCAGTCAGCAATACAACAAATAAAAGATACTGTTTCAACTTTTAGTGAAAGTGATTTTAATTTTTCAAAATCTGAAGTTAATGCAAATAATACGGAATTAGGTAGTATTAATAGACATTTATTAGATCTTAAAAGTAGCGTTGCAGATATACAAAGTTACTTAAATGAATTACCTCAATCAAATAATCAGGAATTACCTGCAGATGCTATTACCAAAATGATGGATTCGGCGTTTAAAGATCCTGAAAACTTCGAAAAAGTTATTCAAACTATGAATAAATTAAATCAATAGCTTTTCCCTCTTAAGAAGCCTTCTAAGTATTTGATTCGGGCTTCTTTTTCTATCAATTGTTGTCTCTGATTCTTTATTAATTCAATGGTTAAATTTAAAATAAGCTTTTGAATAATCATTAGTTCTCCACTCCTACAATCCTTTTCACGGTTAAACCGTGATTAACGTTAAAAAAAATAATTTCATTATAATTAACATCAAATAAGCTTTCAATGTCAGAAATTTGCTTAGCATTAGGAAAAGATTTTTGGTTTTCCCATTTGTTCCACGTACTTTCAGATATACCTAGACTTATTGCTGTTTCTTTTTGAGTCAATTCTAATTTGGCTCTCAACATTTTCAAAGTATACCTAGCTTCCGTTTTTACATTGTTCATTTTATCACCTCCAAAATTTATAACTAGGTACACTAATAATTTATCACGGTTTTACCGTGATATCAAGTGTGAATTTTTCTTTTTTATTTTCAACTTTACTTTTTTATGGTTTAACCGTAAAATGTTATCTGAGAGGTGAGCCAAATGCTAGGCAATAAGGAAATAATGGCAAATAACATAAAGTATTATATGAACAAATTTGATATAGATAGAAATAAACTATGTTCAGATCTAAATTTAAAATATATGACAGTTTCTGATTGGATTAATGCAAAAACTTATCCACGTATCGATAAAATTGAATTACTGGCTCATTATTTTGGTATAAATAAAGCAGATTTAGTTGAAGTAAACTCTGATTCTAAAAATGACATCACAACAATTTACAACCAGCTTACATCTCTTAATCAAAAAAAGGTATTTACTTATGCTGAGCATCAACTAGCAAGCCAACAAGAAAACACAGTAAATGAAGATACTTTTAACGTAACCAATATATACAATCACAAAAAAGAAAATATAGAAACTGAAGAAAATGTAATTCCCTTCCCTATATACGGAGCCACAGGTGCTGGTTTAGGTGAAGAAATATATGATGATGTTTTATATGAAGAGATTAATATCAATGTAAATGATCTACCTAAAGATGCTGAATTTGGGATATTAGTTAATGGTGATTCAATGGAGCCAATGTTTGATAAAGGGAGCTATGCTTTCGTTAGCAAGCAAAATCAAGTACTTAACAATACGATTGCCTTAGTTGTATTAAATAATGCTGCATTGATTAAGAAAGTTGTTTTTAATGAGAACACTTTAAAATTGGTATCAATCAACCCTTATTATGATGATATATACGTAAGAGGTAATGATAACTTTAGAGTTGTTGGAAGAATTGTTATGTAGAATTACTTAGTTTTAAAATGGGTTACTATAAACGTGTATTATTCAATATAAGAAATAATTTCAAAAAGGCAATTCATATACTTACTATAATGAAATATTAGGATATTTACTTATTAATATGTTAGATATGAACGAAAACTTAAATAAAAGGGGTTAAAATAAAATGGCAAAAAAAGATAAAAACTTAGAAATAGTTAAAACAACAATATTAAATGAAAATGAAGAAATACAGTATAGTATTTTTGGAGCTTATGAAACTAAATCATTAGGCGCTGACACAGTAAAAAATGGGGTGTTAGTAGCAACTAATCAAAGAATCATTTTTTATGCTAAAAGATTTACTGGTTATGATTTAGAGAACTTCGATTATTCAAAAATAAGCACATTTGAATTGAGTAAAAAATTAATGGGTAATATTATTACATTCTATTCAAGTGGTAATAAAGTAAATATAAAATGGGTAAATGATGATGAATTAGATGACTTTATAGAATATGTAAACAAACGTATGCAAGGAAGAGATTCCAATACAGATACTAAAAAAGAAAGCTCTTCTATCAGTCAAAATTTAAATGAAATAAAGCAACTAAAAGAATTATTGGATATGGATGCAATTACTCAAGAAGAATTTGATTTAAAGAAAAAAGAGTTATTAAATTTATAATTTCAAGTTTATTAGAAAAAGTTTATTTAATTAGGTTATAATTATCTTTAAAGAGAAATATATAGTTATCTAGGCATACGTGTATCTACAACACGTATGCCTAGATTTAGATTGTTTAAGGCGGAGTTATTTTAAAATTTAAAATTATAGTTAATTTATGACTATTAATACAACATAAGTTGTTTAATATATATATTTTATTATTAGGAGGATGTTATATGGATATATTTTTATTTCTTTTATGGTTTTTTATTTCTATTGCTTTTATAGTAATGCTCGTTATTACTATTGTTAAAACAATTAGAAAACGTAATGTTCGAGGGTCATTAATAAGCACTATGGTTTTATTCATCGTAGGGTTTATAGCTTTTATATGTATTGGAATATTTAGTATTAACGATAGTGAGATTAATGAAACCAAAAATTCTAGTCATGCCGAAAAAAGTGAGAATCAGTCAAAGGATAAACTAGCAAAAGAAGAATCAAAGAGTAAAAATAATGAGAAACAAAAAAATGAGAATTTAGAGAAGAAAGAGCAGCATAAAGAAAAGGAAAATAATACCAAAGAAGAAAAAAAAGACGTTGAGAAGAAAGAGCAACATAAAGAAAAAGAAGATAATGCCAAAGAAGAAAAGAAAGATGTTAAAAAGAAAGAAAAGGAAACTCATAAACCCAAACCCGGTACTACTGACAGAATTCCTGTTGAATTAAGTTCTAAAATTGATGGTGACACTGCAAAATTTATTTATGATGGAAATGTCCAATCATTTAGATTTTTACTTATTGATACACCAGAAACTAAGCACCCAAGACTTGGAAAACAACCTTTTGGTCAGGAAGCGTCAGATAGAACTGCAGAATTATTAAATAATGCTAATGAAATAGAAGTTGAATTTGATGTTGGTCAAAAGCAAGATAAATACAATAGATATTTAGCTTACATATATGTTGACGGTGAAATGTTAAATAATATATTAGTAAGAGAAGGATTGGCAAAAGTAGCTTATGTCTATCCACCTAACACAAGATACTTAACAAAACTTGAAAATTCACAAGAAGCAGCAAAATCTGAAAAAATAGGTATTTGGAGTTTAGATTCAGCATTTGAAACTGAACAGAAGAAAGAAAGTAATTCTCAAACACAAAATAGTGTTAATAGTAAATCAAATGATAGCACTTCAACAACTGAGAGTTCAAATAATTCTGTAGAAAAAGACTCTACTACTGATAATTCTAGTACAAGTGCACCTAGTCAAAGAAGTGAATCCTTCCCAAACTGTACTGCATTACGTCAAGTTTATCCAAATGGTGTTCCACTAGGACATCCTGCTTATGAAGCAAAACATGATAGAGACAAAGATGATTATGCTTGTGAAGTGAATTAAAATTAAAGGGCACCCAACTGTGCCCTATGCAAACATGAAAAACATCGAATAAAATTAGGAGATTGAGAAATGATGGATTATATTCATGACAGATTAGAAGATCAAATAAATTAGTATGACGAGAAAAGCATGATCTGTCAAAAATATTATAATTTAAATAAGTATATACAAATTATTGCAGGTGCATTAATTCCAGCAATAATCCCCTTTTCGTTAGTATTTGACTCTATTAGTTTTACCATTACTACAGCAATATTAGGATTATTAATTGTTATATCTCAATCAATATGTAGTATAAAGAAATTTCACGAGAATTATATCCAATATAGGACTACATGCGAGGTTTTGAGACATGAAAAATATCTGTACCTATATAATGTTGAGCCTTATGATAATGAGAAAGAGCCTTTAAAACTTTTAGTTTCAAGAGTTGAATCAATAATCTCTAACGAAAATATAAATTGGCAGACAATGAGACAAGATATTAAGGAGGAAGAAAAATGTTAGGAAAATTATTTGTAAGTTATAGAGCTGATGCTGAAGGTTCACGTTATAAAAATTTATTAGTTGGGTAGTCTGAAAATCCAAATAAAAGTTTTTTTGATGTGAAGTTTGTGGATACTAGAGTTGGGATAAGCATAAAGTCTGATGATGCTTATTACATAAAAGCACGAATTAAAGAAAAAATTAAATCATCTGACAAAGTAATTTGTATTATAGGAGAAAACACTCATACTTCTGACTGGGTTAATTGGGAAATAGATACAGCAAAGGATTTGAATAAACCCATAGTTGCAATTAAAATTAATAGGCTTTATCATACTCCAACACGACTTTATAATAATAATGTTAAATGGGCATATTCTTTTAATTATGAAGCAATTAAAAAAGCACTTCTCGAAGTTTAATCGGGAAGTACTTCATAAGTTTTATCAAATATATCGGGTTTTACAGGATAACGCTCGCCGTTAATTCCTGTTATAATCCAGTCGCCCTTTTCAGCTTTCATTCGACCTTCTAATGTATCTATAAAAGTTGTTTCCTTAGCTTTTTCTGCATTAACGACAACAGGCTTTTTTCTAACTTTTACTTTAGGAGACATATTATTCACCTACTTTTCAATTAATTATAACATATTTAATTTTGCGGGTAGCTCACCTACCCTTATTATTTTTTACTTTTTTAGGAGGAACAGCTTATGAGAACACAACAATATGATAAAAAACTAAAAAAGTGGATGTACGATTTTGTATATGAAGGCAAACGCTATAGAAAAAAAGGATTTAAAACTAAACGTGAAGCTGAATATGCAGGAAATGAAAAGTTTAATGAATTAACTAAAGGGCTTTATCTTGATAATGATTTATCCTTTTATGATTACTTCAAGAATTGGTGCGAAACATTCAAACAACCTAATGTTACACCTATAACTTACAAATCATATAAGGCAGCTATTAAACATATTGGTAATCATTCATTTTCACAGACAAGCCTTAAATCATTAACACGAAATATGTATCAACAATTTATAAATGAATTTTCTAAAACACATTCGAAGGAAACAATAAGAAAACTAAATGGATATATCAGATCATCTTTAGATGATGCTGTTTATGAAGGATTACTACCTAAAAATATTACTTATAAGGTCACATTTAAAGGGTCTAATCCTCCAAAAGATGAACAAAGTAAGTTTATTAACCTAGTAGAATATGAAACACTTAAACAATATTTCAAATCACAAAATAATCGTTCATCCCTCGCTCTATTTATAATGATTTGTACAGGCTGTCGAATAAGTGGTGTTTTAAATATGAAGTATGAATACATTAACCAAGTAAAAAATGAATTATTTATAGATGAACGTAAAAATGATATATCACCTCGTACTTTAACAATAGCTAAAAATGATATGAGGCACATTGCTGGTATGATTGAAAAACTCAAACTAAATACCAAAGGATTACTATTTAATTCTTTTGGTACTACACTTACTATTAACGCTGTTAACAAGCAACTAAAACAGGCCTGTAAGTTACATGGTATTAAACAGATTACTTCACATGCATTAAGACATACGCATTGCTCTTATCTCCTCGCAAATGATGTGTCTATTTATTATATTTCAAAAAGGCTTGGCCATAAAAATATTTCTGTTACCACTGAAATCTATTCCCATTTGTTAGAAGAAAAATATCTTGAAGAAAATAACAAAGCAATTGAAGTTTTATCAGCAATGTAA